GTGGAATTGTTCTATGAGTGGTTTGATTGGTTTAAAATATGAGGTATTAGAATGGTTTTGTCGCCTATACTTAGTTGACGATTCCAGAGCCATGCTAGAAGGTATTCAAATCATGGAAAGGGCAGCGTTAAACGTCATTAACGAGAAGGATAAATAAATGGCTTCAATGACAAGATTTCAGATTGAAGCTTCTGTCACAGGGATGGAAGGTGTAAAGAAATTACAGAATTCTATTAAGCAATTACAGAAATCAACATTACCGACTTCGGCTCAGATAACTAAATTACGCACAGCAGCAAAAGCTTTAGGTGATCAAAGTGATTTAACAGAAAACGATTTAAGGACTCAAATCAGTGTTTTTACTGAATTAAGAGCCAACGTAGCTTTAACGGGAACAGAATATAAAAAACTAACTGTTGATATACAAAAAGCAGAGAGGGCTTTAGCGAAAGCAGCAGCAACAGGTAAAAGAGGTAGTTTTTCTTTTGGCAAGGCCGCTAGAGGATTAGGAGCCGTAGCTGGTTCTGCTGTTTTTGGTGGCCCTGAAGGTGCTATAGGTGCTGGTATTGGATTAGCAATTGGTGGGCCTCAAGCTGCCTTGGCTGGTGGTGCTATCGGTGCTCAAGTGGGCATGGCTAGAAAAGCTATTGGCGATACTACTGAATATTCTGCGAGCCTTGCATTACAAAGAAAGGCGTTAAAGCTTGTTATTGCCGATACAAATAAATATACAGAAGCACAAGAGTTTTTATCTCAAAAGAGTAAAAAATTAGCTATTCCACAAGATGTAATTGTTAGACAATTTACTGCTTTAACTGCTTCTGTTAAAGGTGCAGGTAGAAGTACGTCCGATGCACAAAAGGTATTTGAATCTATAGCTGCTGGTATTCGTGGTACTGGTGGAAGCCTAGAAGACATGAAAGCTGCGATGACAGCCACTGCTCAGGTGTTCAGTAAGGGCAAGGTGTCTGCGGAAGAATTGCGACAGCAACTTGGGGAGAGGCTTCCTGGTGCGTTTACCATTTTTGCAGAGTCAATGGATAAGACTCCAGCCGAGTTGGATAAGGCTTTAGAGCAAGGCAAGGTGACGTTGGATGACTTTATGACTTTCTCTGAAGAGTTAATGAAAAAATATGGCAAAAATGCTGAGTTGTTAGCAGCAGGTCCAGAGGCAGCAGGGGATAGACTGGCAGTCTCTTTAACAGATTTAAAAGATAATTTAGGAGAATTATTAACGCCTATTGGTGCTGGTTTTCAAGATACTTTTAAAATTATTGTTGACATGATTAATAGTGCTGTCACTGGACTTAAAGAGTTCTTAAAAATAGGAGCAAAATTCCATCAAGAAAATTTAGATAGGTTGGAAAAAGAAAGGGAAGAGCATGTGAAAACACGAGAAGAATTAGTGAAAAAAAGTCAAGAGGATCAAGCTTCTATAGCAGCTATAAAAGTGAAAGTTATGGAAGGTAAAAAGCTTACAGCCCAAGAAAATGCTCGATATAACATCCTTGAAAATAGACTGGTCGGTACTAAAGTCGCATTAAGAGACGTAGATGCTGTTTTGAAAGACTTAGATGTAGATATTGCTGTAATTCAAGAGAAGATGAAAGATCTTGCAACTGATACAAAGGACGCTGCTCGAAAAGGTGTTAGTCTTTGGCAAAGCATGAAAGCTGGTGCTACTGCTTATAAAAATTCAATTATAGATATTAATAAACAAATATCAGATGCAACTAAAGCTGCTTTCACACAAATGGAAGATGCTCTAGTGAATTTTGTAATGACTGGAAAAATGTCATTTAAGGATTTTGCTCGTTCTGTCATTGCTGACATCACAAGAATATTTATTAGAAGTCAAATATTAAATATGTTTGATGGATTAGGAAGCCTGATGGGTGGTGGTAAAAATAAGATGACAAGTGGTGGTGTCCCTTTTAGTTTGTATAGGAAGCAAGCTGGAGGATTAGATGCACTTGATTTTGATTATGCAAATGCACTAGGAAACGTCTACGGCAAGAACGGTATTGTACCTTTTGCTAAAGGTGGAATAGTTAATGGAATAGTTGATAAGCCAACCATTTTCCCTTTTGCTAATGGTGGTGTTGGCCTGATGGGAGAAGCTGGTTATCCAGAAGCAATAATTCCTTTAAAAAGAGGTAGAGATGGAAAACTTGGAGTAGCTGGTGGTGGTGGTACTTCGGTAATCGTCAATGTTGATGCTTCTGGCTCTGATGTTCAAGGAGATGCAGGGCAGGCCGAGCAATTAGGTCAAGCTATTTCGCAAGCTATACAGTCAGAGTTAATGCAACAAAAACGCCCTGGCGGATTGCTTTACCCTTAATCATGGCAGTTTTTTCCTACGTCCCAAGTTTCAAGGCTTCCTTATCAATTAAGCCTGCTGTAAGAACAATTAGATTTGATGATGGAAATTATGAACAGCGTTTAAAGTTTGGTTCGTTTAATAATGCCCCTAAAATTTGGACTCTTACTTTTACTAATAGAGACAATACGGAACGAGATAATATTCTTACTTTTTTATCTGCAAGAGGTGGAACTGAAAGCTTTGATTGGACAGATCCGAATAGTAACGCAGGTAAATATATATGTGAGAAATGGAATGTTTTACAAACCTCATTCGGCGTTAATACATTAAAAGCAACCTTTAGAGAGGTTTTTGAAGCCTGATGCCCGTACCTATAAGCGATTTACAATCTGTTAACCCTAGTTCAATTATTGAGTTATTCCAATTGACTTTGGTTTCTTCTTTGCATGGAACGCCCTCAAGTTCAGACAGTGGAACATATTATTTTACGGGTATGACTGACGCAGTAACGACAGGAAATAACGCATACTCTCCGATTCACTGGGGCAACCCGTCAAAGGAATATCAAAGGCTACCTATTCAAGCTTCAGGTTTCGAGTACAACGGAGCAGGGCAATTACCAAGACCTAAGCTTGTTGTTAGTAATTTATTTTCTACTTTTTCGGAAATACTTTCTCTTGTTAATGCTGTTACTCCTGGTAATGATTTGGTAGGGGCGCGAGTAGTACGAATAAGGACACTATTAAAATATTTACCTAATGAAAATTTCACAGGAGATAATCCTTATGGTACGCCTGATGTAACACAAGAATTTCCACAAGAATCTTATATCGTGGCACGTAAATCATTAGAAAGTAGAGAATTTTGTGAGTTTGAATTAGCTGCTGCAATTGACATGGCAAATACAGCTTTACCTAAAAGACAGTTACTCCCCTCTGCTTTCCCTGGTATTGGTGGTTTTTATTAATGTATTGGAAACAAAAAGCATTAGAACATTTTAAACAAGTTGACCCTAAAGAGGGTTGTGGTTTACTTGTTAATTTTAAAGGTAAATTACGATATGAAAAATGCAAAAATTTAGCTAAAGAACAACTTGATCAATTTATTTTAGATCCTGCTGCTTGGGCCAGAATTGAAGATCAATATGGACATGATTCGATTGAAGGTATTGTCCATTCTCATCCTCATACCGAACCAACTCCTAGTGCTGCAGATCGTATTGCTGCTGTTAGAACTGGTTTAATGTGGCATATTTGTAATCCTAGAAAAGAAACATGGCATCAATTTATGCCAGAGAATTATAAGAAAAGCTTAGTTGGCAGACCTTGGATATGGAAAATCGCTGATTGTTGGGAATTGGTACGTGAGTATTACAATGCGGAGTTTGGGATCATCTTGAAAACAAGAGAGCGTCCAGAAGATCCCGAATATTTTCAAAACAATCCTTTCTTTGAACACTACTTTAAAGATTTAGATTTTAGAGAGTTAAAAACTGATGAGGGATTGGAAAAAGGTGATGTGATTTTGATGAATGTTTGCGGTAATGGTTTAAACCATGTAGGCGTGATTACTTCACCAGAAAAAAATCTGATATTGCATCACATTCAAGGTAGACTTTCATGTATAGAAGACTATGGAGAGTGGTTAAGAAAATGTACAGGCAAGAGGGTTAGACATGTCAGCAACACAGCTAACCTCGATTAAGGTTTATGGAGAATTAGCCGACTTTTTAGGTTTTACAGTTTTCGATGCCGCTGTTGCTGATGCTGCCGAGGCTATCCGTTGTCTAATGGCTAATTTTCCTAAATTAGAAGCTCACATGGGGCCGAGATATTACAAGGTTATAGTTGATGATTTAGCACTAGAACCGAAAGAGTTGTTCTATCCAACTAATTCAGCCATCAAGATCGTTCCAGTTGTAGGAGGTGAAGGCGGTAAAGGTTTAGGCTCAATTTTACTTGGTGCTGCTTTAATTGGTATTGCTATTGCAGTTCCTGGTTCTCAATTTGCTCTAGGAGGTGGATTAGGTTTTGCAGCTACATCAGGTGGATTTAGTATCGCTGCAATAGCAGGCAATATTGGTATTGCTTTAGTTTTGGGCGGTGTATCTCAAATGTTGACCCCTACTCCTACTGAGCCAATAGAAGAAACACAAGACTCTTTTGCTTTTTCTTCTCCTGTAAATGTAAGTAGGGCGGGTTCTGTTGTTCCTCTTCTCTACGGTCAACGCTTAATCGGTTCAACTGTTATTAGCGCAGGTATTGATGTTGCTGAAGTCCCTACTGATTAAAAATGGAAGAAACTAATCTATCTATTTCTGGTCAAGGAGGAGGAGGAAAAGGTGGAGGTGGTACGCCTTCCACTGAAAAAGATTCTCTCGATTCAAAAGCTCATATAAAAATACTTGAAGCTCTTTCAGAGGGGGAAATTGAAGGTTTTGCTACAGCTAGAGATGAGCTTCACTCACCAGGAACGGCTGCTTACAACAAAGCAGCGTTGAAAGATATTTTTTTAGATGATACTCCTATTCTTTCTGCTGATGCAGATTCAAATAATGTCCAAGAAGAAGACTATAACTATGAAAATGTCGAAATAAATTTAAGACATGGGACAGGTAGTCAAGCTGTCATTCCTGGCTACGAACAAGTTGAAACTGAAATAGCAGTAGGGAAGCCCGTTTCTTATACAGCTCCAGTGGATAGTGTTCGTGCAGGTGTTGTTGAAACTTTTACAGGTGGAGGTATTGATCAATTAAGGATTACAATTTCAATTCCTCAATTACAAAGATATGAAGATGATGGAGATATTAAAGGCTCATCCTTTAGGGTCGTAGGTCAAATTGCATATGATGACGCTGGTTTCTTACCAGGGTCAGAAGGTGCAGTTCTTAATGATTTAGTAGAAGGTCGCACAGGTGATTTATATCAAAAAAGCTATTTAATTAATTTAGGAACTTATACCAATCAAGTAAAGATCAAATTAATTAGATGGAACGAAGATGGTAATAGTAAAAATATGAATGCCTTTACTTGGTTTTCATATACAAAGATTATAAATAGCTCTTTAACCTATCCAAATACAGCATTAGCAGGTATTCAAGCTTCTTCTGAAGATTTCACAAGTTTACCTAATCGTTCTTACATGTTGAAAGGGATCAAATGTCGTATCCCAACGAATGCTACACCAATTGCTTCAGGTAAAAATTCAGGTACTTTGCAATATTCAGGAAGTTGGGGCGGTCAATGGAAAGTAGCTTACACCACGTGTCCTAGCTGGATACTTTATGATCTTTTAACGTCCCAAAGGTACGGAAGTGGAGATGAAATATTAACGGCGGCAGAAAAAGCAAATTTCACAGGTGACACCGTAAACATTGATAAATACTCGTTCTATAGTGCTTCTGTTTACGCCAACGAACTAGTTTCAGATCGTAGAGATAATGGCACATTGCCTAGTGGGGTATGGAGGCAACTTACAGGCACTAGCAGAGTTGTCCAAATCAATACTGATTCAGAACATAAACTACAAAAAGGAGATCAAGTTACAGTTACATTTACCAATGGGCAAGTTAATTCAAACCCTGTAAATGGAACCTATTCAATTAGGGCTGTTAATAAAAAATCATTTAAGTTTACTGTCGCAAATACTTTCTCACCTGTTGCTGCAACGTATGTCCAAGCAGCAGGAAATGGTACAACTAGCACCATTCTTACAGTTACAACTCCAAGTGCTCATACCTTTGTCACTGGAGTATTTGTAAATCTTGATTTCTCGTTAGGCGAAGCAAAAACTGGGGATTATAAAATTCAAACAGTACCTACCTCAACAACTTTTACGGTTATAGGAAAAATAGATAAGGCAACTTCTGGCACTTTAAATATAAGAAGCAAAGGAGGAGCATGTTCTATTGTTAAAGGAACGAATGAATCGACAGAACCTAGATTTGCATTTAACGGAATAATAAATGGAAGAGTACCAGCATTTGATTTAATTAATTCTATTTGCTCCACAATGAGAGCGATGCCTTACTGGAGCGCGGGAGGCTTAACACTTAGCATTGATAAACCTACTGATGTTAGTTATATCTTCAACAATTCAAATGTATTAGCAGGTGGTTTTACTTATGAAGGTTCAGACATAAAAAGTAGAGCTACTTTAGTCGTTGCTAGATATTTTTGTAATCAAAAAAGAAAAATTGATTATGTTCAAGATCCTATTGATTCAGATATTTCATCAGATTCTTGGATTAGTAAGTACGGAATTAATAAAAAAGAGGTTGATGCTTTTGGTTGTACTTCGTCAGGTCAAGCATCACGATTAGCTCGTTGGATTAGATTTAGTGAAAATAATTTAACTCAAACAGTCACATTCAAAACTTCAATTGATGCAGGTGTAGTTGTTAGACCTGGGGCGGTAATAGGTGTTTCTGATAAAACAATTGCAGGTCAAAGAAGAGGCGGAAGGGTTAGAGCAACAACAGCAAGCACACTAACTATTGATGAAACATCAGCAAATTTACCCTATGGAAGGAGAACAGGAACAGGAACTTATGCTCAATCAGGTACAACAATAACGGTTACAACTCCTTCTAATCATTTCTATGAAGCGGGTTCAAGAATAACCTTAGATTTTACGTCAGGAAGTGCGGGAGATAATACTTTTACAATTTTATCTAGTCCAGCTCCTACAGCTAGGACTTTTGCTGTTAATTATGGCTCGTCAGGTACTAACTCAGGAAATGTCACTTATACATGTCCATTTACAAGAACCTTACACGTTTTAATGCCTGATGGGTCGGTTGATTCAAACACTGTTGATTGGATTAGATACCCTACTTCTTACGCTCAAATTAATATTTCAGGTAACTTCCAAGTAGGTGGAACGGATACACTTCCAAATGTTAATGCTCCTTGGATTTTAGAATCTTCAGGTGGTACTTCTACTGAAAACTTACAGCAAACTTTATGGCGTGTCATCTCAGTTACAGAAGAAAATAGTGGGACAGAATTTAAAATTACAGCTCTTGAATATAATGAATCTGCCTATGCACACGTAGAAGGCGGCAATGATGTTACTTATAGAGATGGAACAAATTTAGATGAAAAACCACAAAGACCTGAAACATTAACGGTTAAAGAAAGATTATATAAAGAATCTATTAATCAAGATCCTGATAAGACATCAAATAGTGAAAAAGTTAAAGCAAAATTAATATTTACATGGGATGAAGTACCAGGAATTAGTGCTTATTTACTTAAATTTCGTAAAAACAATACGAATTGGCAACAGGCAGAAGTAAATGGTTTAGATTATGAAATTTTCGGAGTTAAAGGAGGCGATGTTTTTCGTTGTAGGGTTTACAGCATTAGAGGTAGCGGAAAGAAATCTTTACCACGTCATCTTTCAGGGGCGAACACAACAACTTCAGGCTCACAGCGAATCTACACTTGTTTAGGTAAGACAGAACCACCTAGTGATGTCTCTGGGTTTAGTGTTTCTACAGATAGATTAATTGGTCCTATTTTAACGTGGACAGAAAACGCGCCTAATCCTGATTTTGATAATGGTGAAAGTGTTAATCCTCAAGTCGAATTTAAAGATTTAGATATTGATAATTATGAAATAAGAAAAGAAAATGTAGGGAATGAATGGGGAAATAATGGATATTTCACAAGGGCACAAACTCCTGATGTGATTGTCGGTGAGTTTCCTATTGTTAATACTACTTATTACATTAAAGCAAGAGACGACGGAGGAAGACTTAGCACAGATGCTGTCTCGGTTACCTTTACTTATGTTCAACCTAGTGCTGTTCAAGGCTTAGTTTCTAGGCTTGAAAATAATACTGTAATTGTTGAATGGAGTAAACCTTCAACACATGTAGCCAACGGGAATGGATCGTATGCAATTAGTCATTATATACTTTCCTTTACTGGACAAACTATTGAAATAGAATCAGATATTAATAGATATGAGGCTCCATTAGATTTTCCAATAGGATCTTCGAGAACTTATACGATCACGGCAGTTGACATAGGTGGAGGTGGCACGACTACAGCAACAAAAATTCTTACAGTTCCTGATATTGGTGCCCCTACAAATGGAGCAGTTAAGTTTGGATTAGATACTTTTACTTTATCTTGGGAAAAACCAGTCAAAGAAACTAATCAACCTGATTTGATTGGGTATCGTATTTACAGAGGGGATACTGAGATTGCACAAATACAAGGAACAGAATTTACTCTTCCTGTTACGAAAGCAAATTTCCCAACATTAACTCAAAATTATAAAGTAGCTGGTGTTTATGTAACACCTTCGTTCCCTGGTGAAGGTAAAGCTTCTATTAATAAATTAACCATATCAGTTGCTATTACAAATGCTAGTGCTCCAACAATTACTAAGAGCTTTAGTTATGACAAAATCACATTATCTTGGGGTGAAGTTAATGGATCATTAAAAACTATTAGATATGGAATTTACGATAATTCTGATGGTAGTTTAATTGCAGAAACGGATTCAACATCATTTAGTGAGTTTGTAAATTATACATCTAAAACATATCAAGTAAAAGCTTTAAGTTCTGCTTATATCAAAGAAAGTGAGGCGAATAAAAGTCATTTTGTAGGAGCAACTGGTACGTTAGCTGTAACAATTAATGTAGGTGGCAAACCTACTTTTGTACTTGATAATGAAGAAAGTAGTCACTGGTGGCTTGTTAACAAAACGATCCACATGGTGTGGGGAGAAGGAACAAAGGGAGATTTAGGTGTCAAAGATTATAAGATTACTCGTCATTATTATAAACAGGATGAGGGAGGCAATGAAGTAATAGTAATCGATGAAATTTTCTATGTTGAGGGTTTAAATTTTTCAGATGAGATCAATTGGAAACTAAGAGTATTTACAGAGACAGGTGTCCTATATCCTTGGGAAGAAAATAGATATTATGATATTCAAAGAAGAGATGCTGCGGGCAATTTAAGCCCTAAATATACAGATTCTTTAGGAACTCCAGGGATTCGCCCTGAACTTGGTCTTCCTGGTCAGCCAAGGGGTCAAGAGACAAATTCTTCACCTATTAGTGAAGTTATAGACAACAATGTTCTTCTGCGTTGGTATTATGGTGGCGGCTACTTACCCATTGATTATTACGAAATTAGAAGGATTCCAGAGGCGGATATACTACCATTAACTCAAATGTCACGTAAACAGAGGTGGGATACTGCTAAATTTGTAACAACAACTAAGAGCCTATTTGTTTTATTATTTGAAACAAAGGCAGACACTTATAGATATTTAATAAGACCATTTGATGTCGTTAAAAATGCAGCATCATATCAAGATATAAAGGACGATATTTTGCAAGTTTCACAACCTCCTGATTTTGTTTTAAATGCTGATTTCTATTCTACATTTGACACTTCTCCTTCAGAAGTAGATAGTAATGCGACCTCTAATTGTTTAATTGTTGATGATGCTGCTTTAGGTAAAAAAGTTGCATATATTCCTGTTAATACAACAGAAACATGGACTCAACATTTTACAACTAATAGTCAAACAACAATGGCAGGATTTAATTCTGCTGGTCATCAAGGATACTTAGAACCTGCTCCTACTACTGGTTATTATGAGGAAGTTTATAACTATGGAACGGTATTAGCTTCTACGAAAATTTCAGGAATAGTGGGGAGCGACGCAATTGGTAGTGGTAGTACAGTTATTAAGGGTAAAATTGAAACAGCAGGTGCTTCGGGAGATTTTACAACTGATGGAGTCGAGCAAACAGGTAACTCTTATTTCCGATTTGGGACACAGTTTCAACGGGTAAAATATAGAACAACAATTGATTCAACTGATGGTCAATATAGAAAAATACAATCTTTAAATTTAAAGATAGATACAAAGATTCTTAATGATACAGGGAAAGGAAATATCATAGAGAATACTAATGCTCGCCTACAAGGCAATGGGACGTATTCACAAGTTTCCTCAACTACTATTACTGTTACCATGAATAATCATGGTATGGAAACTGGATGTTATGCCACATTGAACTTCACAAATGGAGGACAGTCAAATAGTGGAGATGGTGAATATTACATTACAAAAGTAAATGATAATTCTTTTACTGTTCAAGCATCAAGTAGTGGTTCAAGTTCTGGAGATGTTTCATTCAACACAAGCGGAACGCCGCAATATTTTAATGTTGATTATGTAGATGTCCAAAGTGTTACGGTCACTCCAAATACGACGAGTGCTGTTTTATGTGTAGTTGATTTTAAAGACGTACCAAATCCTAAATCCTTTCAAGTTCTATTCTTTAATCCTACAAACGCCAATTCAGTTACAAGTGGGAAGTTTACATGGCAAGCTCGTGGAACCTAGTAATATAAAGACATAGCAAATGTAATCACTACAATATGGCAGCCGATTATTCAAAACCTACGACTGGAAGTAATTACACAACATTTCCTACTGAAATCAGAGATAACGTAGATGCCTCTTTAACTCAACTTAGAGGCTTCACTAATGCACAGGGTACGGCTAGAAATGTTCCAACAAACTCTATTCAGTGGGATGACACAAATAAAAGGTGGAATTATTGGGATGGAGACTCGTTTGAACCATTATTATCTACTGCTCAGATATTAAATTTAAATTGTATTATTAATGCAACAGGTCTTAAATTAGGAGATAGAGGAAGTACTACAAATAAGATTACTTTAGGTGCCGATGATGACGCTTGGATCGGGCATAGTGGTACGCATTTTCAGATTAGCAACAGTAATGGTCATTCTTATCTTGACGCCGAGGATAACGTCATATTACGAGCAGGTGGAACAACAAAAGGTCTAGAGTGTATAGGCGGTGGGACTACAACTCTTTTTCATAATGGTGCCTCTAGGTTCTCTACTGGCGCAACTAATAACGTCTCAAATGTACAATTAGATGTTAATGGTACGCTTACATGTAATCATATTTTTGAAATTGACGCTACGACTGCTGCGTCTAGGATTGAATTAGGTAAAGGTAGGACTGGTGATAATAGTTCTTATATTGATCTAATATCTGCTGCTAATGAGGGAGATTATAATACGCGATTGATTAAAGCTTCAGGGGCAGATGGAAATTTACAACTAACAAATAAAGGAACAGGTACTTTTTATTTAGTTCAACAAAATGCAGGTGCTCTTGAATTGAAGACAAACAATTCAACAGCTATGCATATTGACAGTTCTCGAAATGTAAGCATTGGGACAACTATTAATTTAGGCTTATTTGATGTTGCAACAGCGAGCACTCCAGAAGTTTATATTCATTCAACTGCTACAACTAGTCAGGATTGTAAATTACATTTAAGAGGCTCAAGAACTAGTAGTACAACCACTGATTTAGTACAAATACTATTTGAGACAAACGATAATGCCAATACAGGTGTTTACGCACAAGGTTCAGCAATAGCAAAAATATCAGCAGGTAAGGGTCTAGCAAATACAAATAAAGGACAGTTATACTTTTCAACCGTCAGAACTTCAGGATCAACACCATCAATTGCAATGACAATAGATGATGAAGGTCAGTGTGGAATTGGAACGACAGCTCCTACTGAACTTTTGCATCTTGAATCAAGTACTTCAGGGGGAAATAATCTCTTACTAAAAAACACAGGAAATAACTATATTGAATTAACTGGTGATAGCAATGTAAGTAGCTCTGGGAGTCTTTTTCAAATTAGAGGTGCTTGGAATGGTACTGATATTGGTGTAATTAAATTCATGGCTGGAGCAGATACTACAAATAAAGACGATGGAAAAATTGTATTTATGACAAGAGCAAGTGGTGCAAGTTTAGTTGAAGTTATGAGGTTAACGGAAGGAGGGTTATGTGGTCTAAACACAGCACCTCAAGGTGTATTACATGCTCATAGTGAAGCAGGTGATGCTAATTTCTTTCTTACAACAGGAACTACAACAGGAAATACTCAAGTTGTCTTCGGAGATAGTTCAGATTCAGATATAGGAAAAATTCAATACGCTCATACTGGAAACAGCATGAGTTTTCATACGAATACTAATGAGCACATGAGATTATCTTCTGGTGGTAATTTCTTTTTCAATACAACTACTACCTATCCTGGCTACGGCAATACTAACGGCGGTTTGTTTATGGAGAAAACCGCAAATGGAGCTGCTTTATTTGTATCCAAAACAAACAATGCTGCTCTTTATTTAAATCGTAACGACTATGGAGCATTAATTGCCCTCTATAAAGAAGGAGTTAGTGTTGGCAATATTAGTACAATTGCAAATGGGATTAAACTTCCGAATATTGCAATTGGTGCTACTTCAGTTGAATCAACCGTATCTATAAATACTAATCAAAGAATACAAACTGCCAGTTATGTTGTTTCGGGTTTAGGTAGTGGTGGCGTTGCTCTAACTGTTAACGATGGTGGAGGTAACGCAAATGTATGTTTTAACCACGTTGCTCAAACACCAGAACAAAACGGTAAGGCAGGAAGAATACATGTAAATACAGATAACACAGGCAATACAGCCATCATGGAGTTTGGCTTAAATGAGAGTGCCGTAGCAAATACAAGTGGAGCTGTAACAGATGTTCTGACGATAAAAAGAGGTCCAGAATCAACTCTGTCAGGAGGCAGTAGTTCAACCCTAAGAAATCAAGTACTAGTTTCTACTGGAACGACTACACATCCAAGCCTGGCATGGATTGGTGACACTGATACAGGTTTTAGCAGATCATCAGCAAACACACTAAGCGTTATAACTGAAAGAGTAGAAAGAATTTCAATTAATAATACTAGGGTTTTGATAGCAGGTGAATTAAGAAATCCTCAAACGGCTAAGGGTTGGGTTAATTTTAATGGAGATGGGACTTTATCAGTAAGAGATGATTACAACGTCTCTAGTGTTACCGATAATGGCACTGGTAATTACACAATAAATTGGGATACGGATTTCAGTAATGCTAATTATGCTGCTGTAGTTACTGTTAGTTCAGCACCGCTTATTGCTGGCACAGGGCATGGAACTGTGTATATTGAAAGTCAAGCAGCAAGTGGTATGGCAATAAAAATATTTGAATCTACTAACTCAGCAGATGTGATGAATAAGAATATAGTTAATGTTATTGCTTTTAGTAATTAATCAAAATGAGCAAAATTATTTACACACAATCAAACGGAGTTGTTGCTGTCATTCACCCCACTGGTGATGTTGACAATGCAATTAAAGACGTTCCAGATGGAATTTCTTATGAAGTAGTTGAAGATTCCGCTGTCCCTTCTGATAAAACTTTTAGAAATGCGTGGGTTCAAGATAGTAAGACAATAAAAACAGATATGGCCAAAGCGAAAGAGATACATCAATCAAATATTAGAAAGAGTAGAAAAAGCAAATTAGAGGCTTTAGATGTTGAATTTCAAAAAGCACAAGAAACTTCAGCTAATACATCAACTATTGTGAGTAAAAAGCAAGCATTGAGAGATGCGCCTGCGGATAGTGCTATTAATGCAGCAAGTGATGAAGCAGCTTTAAAAGCTCAATGGAATACAAGCCTATTAGGGGCATCACCCTATAGTTAAAGTCGTCAGATAGGTATAAGATTGAATTGTTGATATTTTTCTATGACTACCATTAATCCTGCTGATGCAATAAAAGCTTTAGAAGAAGAAGCTAGAGAGCTAGAAAAAAACCATGCTCAAGCAATGCAAGTTACTAGGAATTGCGAAACAAGAGCTGTTCAATTAGAGGCAGAAATTAAAATTCATAAGCAATACCTCCCAGAAGAGGAAACGGTTGCTGATGCCCCTGCTGATTTTAACGAAACAGAGTAAACTAAAAAGAAAAAGCTAATGGCTGATCCTACTTATACAATTACATGGGATTTTCAAGGTAAAAATCCTCTTGAAAGGAATGTTGGAGGTAGTGACGATGGCCTTGTTACTGCTGTTCATTGGAACCTAACTTGTGTTTCTAGTGATGGTTTTACAGGTTATGACTACGGAATGGAGTCTTTTGAAAAAGGTTCTAGTGTTACTCCTTTTGCTGACCTAACAAAAACACAAGTTACAGATTGGATTAAAACTAGATTTGGTTCGGAAGAATGTACGAAAAAAGAAACAGCAGTTAAACAACAATGTATCGACGAAAGAACTCCAGCCAATAAAGCAGATGCGCCAACTTCTTGGTCTTCTTAGTTAATTGATTTGTAGTTGCGTAAGAATAATTAGTCTGTAGTTTTAAAACCATATACAAGGGCATTAAGGTTATTAAGCCAGCAAATACGATTAAGCTAGTATGAGCAAAAGCTTTTAAAATAGCCTCTTTTATCATGTTTCAAAAAATTGCTAATGTAGCCGCCTTACTAAGCCTAGTTATGGTTAGCGGGACTATTGGATCAGCATACTTCGGATACAAATGGGTTACTAGTCCACAAGGTCAGACCAAAATCAAAAATGCAATTATGGGTGATCTTAAAAAGGCAATGCCTGGACAAATAAAACAGCAACTTCCAAAAACTACGGGGGTCGGGTTGCCTTTCTAAATGACTGAGATATTTGATATAAGAATTAAATCAATACCAACAATAAAAATTATAGATATTCCACCCAGTCAGGCTTTAGGTTTTCCAAGTCCATCTATCCTTTTGCCTGGCTGCTATAAACAACACCGTGACGCAAGGGCTACAAATACACAGATTATTGAAGACGATCCAACTGGCAGTTATTGGGTTTGTTCTAACGGCCCATTGCCAAGAGTAAAAGCTCCTCAATTTAACCCCGCGAAAATAATTTATTCAAGCGATAAGGAGGAAGAAAAATCAGAAAACAAACCAACAGAATTTAAAGGGGAGCAACCAAAAATTCCAAAGCAAGAAAAAAAAGATGATGTGTTTGTTCCTTGTCCTGGGCCAAATAATCAAAAAAAAGGAGATTTCAGAAACGATTTGCGACTAGAGCGTGTCATTGGTTGGAAACTTAGCGACGATGGTAAAGATTGCATCACGTTATATGAATCAGTCACTTTCATTGATTCAGTACTTCCTTCCACTAGTGCTGCTCTTAATGTCGCTACCATTTCTCTTATTGCTGCCAGTGCTCCACTATTACTTAATCTCATAAAACCAGCCGTAAAAAATATAGTTAAAAAACTTACTGGGAAGAAGAAGAAATAATTTTATGGGTATGTGGTAAAACTTGATTTGGCTTTTCTGTAATTTCTATATCTTTACAGATTGAATAATAAGGGCTTGATTCTTTTAGTCTAAAACCCTGCATTAGTAGCTCCGCACAATTCTTATATCTTGCGATATGCCAATCCATCTCAAGGTTTAATAGTTTTTGATTTTGTAGCTCTATTTGTTTATTAGCAGCCCTTAAACAAGCATTTTGGAAGCGTTTATCTAAAGGAATATTTATAGATAATGTTATTCCTGTGTTTAATGCATACGCATCTTTATTGGTCCCTGAATAATTTTCTTGATAGTACAGAATATCTCCTGCATTGTCGGGTGTTCCATCTGGAATAGGATTATTATCATCGTCAAAATCGCCTTCAATATCAGTTGGATCATAAACAGGTGTTCTATATGTATGGTTAAAAGGTTTTCTATAATTCACTCCAAAAGTAGTAAATGGTTGAATTGCCATTGTTGTACCTTGGCATTGGATTTGAGTTGGTCCATAGCTATTTGTCGTCATAGCTCCTGTTGTTTGCTGTATTGCCATATTGGTTACCGAGCCATTATTTGATTGGCTTACTGCATTAGCTAATACCTGTGAAGGGAATAAAAGTATTAATGCAGCTATTTTGTAAATACTGATTGTGACTGGGTGACGGATTCTATATCTTGAGTTCTCGTTATGGTCGTGACGTTTGAAAGTGATGGTCCAGTATATGTTTCGGAAAATTGAAATGGATCTCCTGAGTTTGGATTTACCAGAGTCCAATTTGGTTTTGTAGCAAAATCTTGTCCTGTCCATGTATAACTCACCCCATCTGTAGTTCCTGTGATTTGGGTTGCATCTGGTGACATATTTCCTCCATCGTGCTTAATGCCTGTGCCAGTAACAGTGTAAGAAAATCCTGTATTATAATCCTTGCTAACAATCGTCTCAATAGTAGAAGAACTTGTTGTGGTAGTTGAAGACATAGTGCCTGTTGTAAAACCACCAATAGGATTAGAGAAACTAGGCGTTGCATAGAAGAAAAATAAAAGACATAAGCGTTTCATCAATCCACAAATAAAGATGTTGTATGTTGCCCAGTGATTGTTGTTCCTGTTGCTGTTCCTGGGGTGAGTGTCAACGCTCCATCTCTACCAACTCCTATAGTTCCTGTTCCAGCACTTCCGACTGAAGTAGAGGTTACGTTTGAATAGGCTGGTATCTCTCCAACAGTAATACTGTTTGAAGTAGTATCGCCAGCAGTATGCGACATTGAGAAAGTGAAATCTTCGCCCTCAGTGCTTTGTGAGGCTGTTACGGCTGAATAGGCATTAACCCCATTAGTAACCGCACCAAGACCACCTAGCTCATTAGTGTCATCACCTACAGCAACATCAATCCCTGAACCACTAATTGAATACTCATTGCCCTGACGAGTTACCGTTGAGCCAGGAGCCGCAATAGTGATAGATGCACTTGATTGGATTGTATGAGTTATGTCAGCCATGCAAGGACTTGCACTGAAGAGCCAAAAAGGAAGTAGTAGTCGTTTCATTTTGTTGTAGCAGTTGGGGATTCGGTACGAATAACTAATGGTTGCTCAATTCTTATAGTCTGAGCTTGTTGGCTGTTATCACTAGGTCCGACACCATTCTCACTTTTCCCATTTTCCCCATTTTTCTTCTTTTTATTTCCTGTACCTCCAATAGAAATTCCAAAAGATGCAAGTAGATTTCCGAGGAGTCCAGCACTGTAAGTTGCGTCAATTCGCTGTTCTGGAATATCCATTCCAAGCAGTCGTGGGGGTAATTTTATGTACGCCAATGAAATTATTACCAAGCACCACAAAAGCAATAATGTCCTAATTCCATTTGAGAGATAGAAGGTGATCATCTCCTGGTATTCAGGAGTGTCGTCATCTTCAACTATGTCAACTTTTGGTTGCTCAGTTTTTTTAGGGTTAGCGGTAATAGACATAAAGGAAGCTTTTGTTATCTAATCGTAATAATATATTAACTACTGTCTAGTGCTAATGGCTATCCCACAATCGGTTATAGATAACGCCGCAAGAAATGAGATTATGAATGAACTATATTTACTCGATGAGAGAGATAAAGTTGGTCATCCCCACAGGAATACTTTTACTGGCTTGTGGAATGAAATAACTAATTACAGAGAGTTTGCTAAACAAATGGCTAACTTTGAGAAATGGAACAAAAGAAACTACCCACTGTAGAGACTTGCAATTGTCCTCATTGCCAAGAGGTAAGGAGACAAAGAGATAGACTTGCAGAATTCCAGAGACTAAAAAACCCCTAACGTGTCTCGTCGTTAGAGGTTTAATAGAACCCATCCCTAGGTGTTTAATAACGTACTTGTGTGAGTAGTAAGTTACAAAAATATTTTACTTAAGGTGAGACATATTTTCATTGATGTATCTACTTATTAACACTGCTTTTGAGTAATGAGCTGATATCCCTGATAAATCACGTAGTTGTCTACTTGTCATATACATTGCATTTCTTCTCCATGCTTCAACTTTGTTAGTTGGAGAACGATAAACAAAAGGTGATCCGATTAAATCAAGTAGCTTTTTCATTTTTTAAGAGCAGCCATTAGAAGCTTTGCGAATTGTGGAATTGTTAATACGACTCTCCATTTATCTGGACCTTGTATCCTGGGCCATCGAATTAAAGACGCAGCAAACCTCGCTCTAGCGTTCTTTCTTTGAAGCTCTACTTCTCTAGGTTTCTTTAAACAAGGGACATTAGGGTTTGAATAACTAGCGATCTGTATAACTGTTTTTGGTATTCCTTCTAGATCTCCTGTATCACCACCAGCCGCATTAGTTCTACCAGCTCCAAGTTTTCTTCTAACTGGAAGACCCGTAGCTTCTGCTAATAGCTTTGCCGCTTCCCTCTCAGCAGCGTCACCTTTGTTCTTTTGCTTATTCATATCTTTGCCCCTTTAAATCCTTTAACAGATCTTCTCTGCTGGTT